ACAGTTGGAGAAACAACCATAAAGTTAGCACCACCTCTTAAAGTTTTCTGGTGGATTAAGTTAGAGATTTTCTGTAATTTAATTCCAAGAGTTTGGAACCAGCTCATTTGTGTATAATATACACCATCTGTATTAGATGTGAAAGCTGTACCAGCTGTGTTAATTTCGTTACCTACTTTTGCAGACCACTCAGCGACCTGGTTAGTTGGTACGTTTTCAATTAACATATCTAAGATTTCAAGATCAATTTCTAATGAAATATATTCACTTAAAATGTTAGTTAATTCTGCTTCAGCATCTAATGAATGGAATGCATTTAAATCCTGAGAGAATTCTGGTGTCCATTGTGCTTTTAACTTACGTGTTTTAGCAGCAATAGTTTCACTTCTTAGTTGAACATCAATTTCTGGGATAGAAATAGATTGTCCAGCAGCTCCAGCTTGATCAGAATAAGCAGCTCCGTCTTCGAAGTCACCTCTTGCATTATCAGCAGTTTTCTTAGAATAGTGGAATATATAAGTGTTACCATCTTTAATCTCAGCAGCAGATCCTGTAAAATAGAATCTTACATCTGTAGCAGTTCCTACTGTTCTTGTGAATGCAGGTAATTGACGTGCTTCTAGGATAGATCCTGAAGAAGCAACAAATGCTCTTACTGCATCAACATCCATATTAGTAGAAATAGAAGCAGAAGGAATTCTTACATGCTTAATCTCATTTCTAGCAGCAGAAGCAGAATAATCTGAATCGAAGTTTACTTCAGCCCATGAAGAAGAATATACAGTTACTGAGTTTACAGATGAAGAAAATTCGTTAGTTGAATATCCAAATCTTCCAGCTCCGTAAAGTCCACCTTCGTTTGTGTTACCAAAGTGTCCATTAGTGAACCCATCACCGTACATTGAATCTCCGTCAGCGAATGGTTTTTTAGCTTGTCCGTACTGAAAGTCTAGATAAAATACTAGTCCAGCAGGTAGGCTCATTGGTTGAACAGAAACAAATTCTTTAGCAGCGATTTGTCCAAATACTTTACGTACTAGGGGTAATGCTACTGCAGCGTACTGCTCACCAGTTCCAGGAGTAAAGCTTGCGCCTGTTCCTGTTGTATTAGCTTCAACAACAAGTTGTTTAGCCTGGTTTTCTAACATGATACTCATGTTAGCTTTATCAGTTTCTCCAGAAATTCCTTCTAGTAATCCTGATTTATCCCACTTTCCAGCAAGTCTAGCAGCATCTTTTTGTACTGACTTGTAGGGGTTAGCGGTCTCTAATAGTTGATTTACTACGTTTGACATTTTAAATGTTTTTTAAAAATTAAATAATACCGGCTAGCTTTTGCATTCTAGCTACGAAATCATTACTCTCAACAATTGGTTGTTTAGTTTCAGCAACACCTGCAGCTTTAGAAGCAAATGAACGAGATTCGTTTACTGTTGTTTTAGCTTTAGTTGTTGTGTCTTTAATTGTTTCGAATATGTTTTTAACTTCTTTCACAGATTCAGCACGATCAAATGCATTGATCACTTTTACTTTCTGTGCTTCAGTTAGTGTTTTGCTACGGAACAATTTGTTCACGTATAATAGCTTAGCGTTTAGAAGGTTAACTTCGTTAAGTTCTGATTTAAGTGTGTTGATTACATTTACAGCTTCGTTTAACTCAGCTTTAACTTCTTCAACTTCTTTTTTCTCTTCAACTTTAGTTTCGTCAATTTCAATATCTCCGTCTTCGTCAGCGTCAATAGCAACATCCATGTCACCGTCTCCGTCTACGTCAACTTCCATATCTTCACCACCTTCAGCACCACCCATTACGTCACCTAGTACGTCACGGATAATGTCTTTAAGCTCATCTACTGTGATTTCACCTACTTCATCGTCAGCTTCAGCTTCTACTACAGGAGCTTCTTCTTCGATTTCTGCTTCAGCTACGGGAGCTTCTTCAGCAACAGGTGCTTCTTCAACAGCATCTTCTGATACTTGGCCTTCAGCGGCTTCAAGTTCAGCTAATAATTCATCAAGGTCAATTTCTTCAATTGATCCTTCTTCGTACATGTCTTCATCCATATCTTTATCTTTCATTTCTTCAGATACTTCTACAGTTTCGTCCATGTCTTTTTTCTCGTCAACTTGTGCTTCGTCTACTTTAGCTTCATCAACATCAGATTTTGCTTCGTCCATATCGGATTTAGCTTCATCCATGTCTTTTTTAGCTTCGTCTACTTCTTTTGCTTCGTCCATGTCCTTAGCTTCATCCATATCGGATTTTGCTTCGTCCATGTCCTTCTTAGCCTCGTCTACATCTTTCTTAGCTTCGTCCATATCTTTTGCTTCATCCATATCCTTGGCTTTTGCCTCGTCCATATCTTTAGCTTCATCCATGTCATCAGCTTCTTCAGCTAATTTTTTCTCTAACATAGATTGAATTTGTGGAGTAAAAGCTTCTTCTAGAGCAAGTTTGGCATTAGCAAGAGCAGTCTCACGGATTGCTTTAGCTTCAGCGATAGCATCGTTGAAAAACTTTGTGTTTGACATTTTCAATAAATTTTTGTCGGGATTACTTATTAAGGGAAGTAATATAAGAGTTTATATATCTGAGTGAGATATTATTGGGAATATCTATCTTATCTGTAGATAAATATATAGGGAGGGTAAAAAATTGAGGATACCTTAACGTAAACAACAAATACCTGATTGTGTGCAAATAATATCAGATATAATTTCGTTAAGTTTTGAATATTTGTTAATTGTTTTATGTATTCTACCTTCATTTAATCCAGTAGGTTTCATAAAAGCACCATGTGTAGAAGGTGTAGATACAAAATCCCAACACAATAATTCGAAATCATCGTCTACCTCTACTCTACCTTCACCTAACTGTTTAACAGAACCCATACCACGAGATGAAATACCAACAGTAATTTTATTATTAAATAATTCTTTTAATATATTACCTGATGGGGTAGGTAAAACTTCAATTTTACCCATTAAATCGTTTCCATCCCAATATAATTCTTTAATATTGTGAGAAGCATTTTTTAGGTTAATAACAGATGATTCTGGGTGATCTAATTCACCTAATGCTCTATTTTCAGCAATAGGGCCACCTATATATTTGTCTACTTCTCTTTTTAATATTTCAAATGGATAACGTCTTCCGTTATGGTTAAATTCTTCAGCACGCTGAACAACACCTTCAACCATCATATTTTTAGACCCAGCAATACCCTCTGTAATTTGGGTGTTTTTAGGTGTAAATACGGAATATTCTATTAATAATTTTTGAGCCATCTTACTTTTTTACTATACGAACATCAGAATCAGGAGATTTCTTTTGAACAGCAATAGCTGTATCTTCATCTTCTACCTCAATTGCTTCTATAGTTTCATTATTAAATCCTTTAATAGAATCTAATTGAAATTCTCCATCACTTAAATCCATAAGGCTTTTTCTTAGTTGTTCTTTAGATAAATTTCCCTTTCTCCATTGAGCTATTTCATCCGCAATTGCCAATTTTGTTGTTTTATCTACATCTTCCGTTTCTAATTTTTTAGCTTCAACTTTATCTTTAAGTTCATTTACATCTACACCATATTTTTTAGCGTATTTTTCGTAGATAGAATCACGTAGTCTACCTAGTTCTTCAATATCGTCTGTTTCTAACATGGTAGAACTAGCATTTACATCAGCTACTCTTTCAGCATCTTCTCCGTGTTCACGAATAATTTTACCTTTTTGCTTTTCTAATGCAGCAATAGATTTAGCGTTTACCTCTACGGGGTATTCACTATCACCCATTGTAGCTGTATTCTTTTTAGAATAATAATTTGGTTCTTTAGTAAGATTTTTAAGTACTTTCTTTTGTGCTTTTTTAATATCTTCTTCAGTAATGTCTACATTACCAACAGCTTCATTTTCGACACCAAGCTCAATATCCATACCTTTAGAATATTCATATGGGTTAACCATATCAATGGTTTTAGATATAATTTCTACATCTTGCTTACCTGTAGATAATTTTGTTTGTTTTTCTGAGATTATACCCTTATTCTTTAAGATAGTTACAGTATCCTTAAAGTTATTCATTGGGGTAATAAATGGTAAGTTGATATCACGACGTACTTCATACAAAAACTTTTGTTCTGTAATATCGCCAGTTGATAATTTGGTATATAAGTCTTGTGTTGTCATGTATATAAATATTTATTTACCTTGACCTCTGTAGGCCTTGACGTAATTTCTACTATTTTTTAATTTGGATGTTTTACTTTTTGCATGTACACCCGGTCTCTTTTTTTTAGGCCTTTCCATGTAATTGCCTAAATTAATTCCTTTTGCCATTATTCAGTTAAACCTTTAATTCTATTATTTAGGTCTTGTAATTTTTCGTTTATTTTAGTAATAGCTTCACGAGTACGATTTAAATATGTCATGCCTTCGTTACTTGCTTTTAATT